CTCATCATGTACTAATAGTTTTAATTTTTCACCATCATAAGAATTGTCTCCTGTATTTTTCCAGTCAATGGTTGTATCTAATCCTTCTAGTTCCTCCTGTGTTTCACCTTCGTTAAGTTTACGCCTGGTGAGCCTTGACGCGGGTACCCTATAGGCGAGCTCCGTTTTCGGCCTGTCCATTCCGTCTTGTATGGGTTTAAAAAAGAACGGGTAATTGATGGAAATCGGCACAACTTTATCTGTGAACATTTTCTTTGCATCGGCTCCAGATTTGGACAATATCCCAAACCGTGAATCCGTTGATATGGTCGCCATGTTAACCGTTTCACCTGATGACATGAAAGAAAATCCTGAACGTCTGTTCTTGAGATACGACATTCCATAGCAACGTTTGTCTGCTTTGCAAGCCTCCCAGAATAAGTAGAATAATCTGTTTGATTCCCTAAAATCTGGGAACCCAACATCAATCTTGGACCACTGCAAGTACATGTAATGAGTACCACTAATATAAGTAGGTAAACCTTTATTATTAAACCAGAAACCCTCTTCACGTCTTCTAAATTCTTCATCGATATACTCATACCAGTTTTCTTTAAAATGTTCTGGATGTTTATTCCAATCAAATACACTTTTTATTCTATCTAATTCCTTAGGATAATCTTGTCTACACCACCTATCTATACTTTTATTTAACTTACCCTTAAAAAGCGGTAGTGCTATTTTTAGATTTTGTATTTCATATATTTCACCGATTTGACCGGTCTTGCTTACAATAACTATATCATGCTCTTTATTGTAACCATATTCCCATTTTTTATTTTTGTTATTTCTTTTAACAATATGAGGTTTTATATGATCATCTAATATTCTGTACAAACTTTGAGTATACATCATTTAGATCTTCCTTCTGCAAAACCTTTAAAAGATTTTTGTTTACTACTTGATCTATCTTCAAGCATATTTTTTTCCTCTTCAATACGTGTTAGTATTTCAAAAGCATCAAATATAGCTAACTTTTTTGTTGCAGCTGCGTTCTTTAAACGATCAGCTGAGATGTCGTCGTCTGAATCTACAATAGGTTCTTTAGCTACCTTAATTAATTCCTCAACTGCTTTTTGCCCAGCTTGGATTATATTCAACTTGGTTTTCTTGGTGCTCATACTTAATTACAATATCATTTGATTTCATACAATAAAGCCGTTGATCATCTATAATAAACTCAAACTCACTGTTAGGTTTAAATCCAATTACATCTCCCTCGGCCACTCCCTTATCTTCTAAGGACTTATTACCATATTTTAATATACCAATAAGCTTTTGCTCTTTATCGAGCTCTAGATCGTTGTTATTTTCAATTGGCATAGCGAAGCATCTATCAGCAAATGCTAGCCAATCCTTAGTTCTTCTATATAAATATATTTGATCTATTTGACAAAAATAAAGATTATCTTTAAAAAACTTACTACTATTTACTTCATTACCTCTAACGTTGTAATACCTTCTAAATATGTTATGATGAACTATTACTTCATCACCTTCTTTTATAGGTGTTTTAAAAGCTGTTGGTGTTGATACTACAATAGCTTTATTGTTTACAAACTTATGTTTTTCAATGCTAGTATTTAGTAGGAGTTCTTTACCGTCTACATCTATAGAGTTATCATAAATATCACCAACTGGTTTTATGATAAAATCATATACACTCTTCATCAATACTCTAAATCATATTCAACAGATACTGCCATGTGTGAATTAAATTTCTTCCATGGCAATACCTCGTTGTTTTTCTTTATATGAATATTATAAGAATTGTCTGATTCTTCAAATAAAATATACGCTATCTCATGACCACCATAAACCTGTTGGCCTATAGAGTAATGCATAGCATCATTTTTATAATCAGAACCTATACTGATTTTTCTTATAACAGAATCCATTTTAGTCTTCTGCTTTAACTACAGATAAATCCCCTTCTTTATCCTCTAAATCAACTAATGTATATTCTCCACTAGTCATATCTATATTAATAGATCCATATTCTTCTTCGAGATCTTTCTTAAAATCTTCTAGATCTTTATTAATACCAGCTATTTCATGAAGCAAAGCATGTTTGTTTGATTCTAAAATACCTATTTGACTAAGTATTTCACCTAGTTTAGTATTATAACCTTTTAATTCCTCTAATTGTTTTTCAGTAATTTTTGACATTTGATTTAATTTAATTAATTTATAGTAATATAGTTACACTATATTTTACTTTTCTACACTGGTAAATCTTCGTATTCTTCTTGGTAGTCACTTGGTAAATAACTTTCCATTTCTGAAATTTGTTCAGCGCTTAACTCATCTTTATAAAAGTCATTTGCTAAAACCCATTTAAAATGTTCTTTGATTGCTTCAACATTTTCATCAGAACCTATCTGTGATAGTTGGTCTGGTATCTGTGAAGTAATTACCTCTTTGTGGCTTTCTTCTGTATTTTCTGATGTTATTACGTTTTTGTACATTTTTTATTTATTTATGATTTTAATAATTCCACTTCTTCTTTTAATTCTTTTATGGCTTGTACTAAAATTGGTACAAGTTTTCCATAACTTAATTCTAACTTATCTGGGTTTTCATCATATACTAATCGTAAAGTATCGTTGTCTAATTCTTTAACTTCTTGTGCTATAAACCCAAAGTCTTTTTTACCTTTATTGGCTGAATAAAATTCTACTTCTTCAACTGTATCATCATCATTTACAACAGTTTTTGTTTCTGGTCTATTATCCCAAACAAACTCTCTTGGTTGTAAAGCATCAATAAAAGCAAGTCCGTATTTTAAATCTTTAATTTCTGATTTATCTCTTTCGTCTGAAAGTGAAGTTATTGAAGTAACTGCACAACGTAAAGATGTTATATTTGAATCGCCTAAAGTTATTTCATTTGAAACAGTTGCACTTGAGGGAGTTGAACCATTACCAATAGCAATATTATTACTACCAGTTGTCGCTGTATCTCCAGCATTATTACCTATGTAAGTATTATTATTACCAGTAGTTATATCACTACCAGCTGTTCTTCCGACACAAGTATTATCATTCGCACCAGTTCCTAAACTAAAGCCCATAGACCTCCAACCAATAGATACGTTACCAGTACAAGCGTTTGGAGTAGAACCAGCACCTAATGACCGACCACCAATAGCTACGTTTGAATTTCCAGCATTAGTCAATGTGCTACCAGCTTGATTACCTATATAAACAGCTTCTATATTACTTGTTGTTGTTGTAGATTTACCAGCTTGATAACCTATAAAAACACCTTTACTTCCGATTGTCATTGCTGCACCAGCTTCATAACCTATCATAACGTGATTTGAACCAGTTGTAATCGAATAACCAGCTCGATAACCTAACGTAACATTATTGTCACCAGATGCTAAACTATTTGCAGCTTGATGACCTACTACTACGTTTGATTCACCGCTGTAACCAGCTGCGGACAAACAGTTAGCACCAATAGCTATTGTAGAATTTGCTCCAGAAGTTGTATTAGCTGCCATATAGTTTCCTATAAAAACCGAATTACTTGCAGCAGAACCACTTTCCATAACACCTTGTCCTATCGCTATGGTTTGAGAACCGCTACCAGAACCCTTTCCAGCACCTTTACCTAAAAATACGTTATTACTTCCAGTATTGTTTAACCCAGCTTCATATCCTACATTTACTTTACTTCCGCCAACTGTATTAGCATACCCAGCTTGGTAACCTAAATTTGTATTTGCACTTCCAGAAGTGTTTGAGTAACCAGCTTGGTAACCTATTGAAGTGTGTCCAGCAGAAGTCGTACTTCTTCCAGCTTCTTTACCAATAGCTACTGAATTTGTTTTACTTGCACCGCTACCAAAAGCAAACGCTTGATAACCAATAGCAACTATATTTTCAGCAGATTGAGACCCAGCACTTTTACCAATAACAACAGCGTTTGTAGTAACATTATCGGTTCCAGCATTTACACCAATAACAACAGCGTTGTTCCCTGTTGATGCAAATTTAGCTCCATAACCAACAACAACTGAATCTGTGAAATTTGCTCCATCCGCCCCTGCTCTTGCTCCTATTATTGTATTAAATGTGCCTGTAGTAATTCTTTTTCCAGTTTCTGAATCTCCTAAAATTGTATTTGAATGACCAGTTGTTAAGCTTGTTCCTCCTTGTATCGTTAAATTGTCAATAGGAGTTCCACTTAATCCACTTGGTATATTTACAAAATAACTTGAAATAGATGTGCCAGAGTTTTGAATACTTACATCACTTAATCCATTCAAGCTTGATGCACTTCCGCCACCACCAGATTGTAATTCTAATTTACCTGCCGAAGCGTTATATGTTAAAACATCGCCGTTACTTGCTCCTGATTGTAATCCCGGTATTCTTAAAGATGTAACTGCTGCATTTCCTAAAGTTATTTCATTTGATACAGTAGCACTTGAAGCCTCTGCATCATAACCTATTAATGTAACATTTGAACCTGTATATGTAGCACTATTTCCAGCATATTGACCAACTACAGTATAGCCGCTTCCTGTACTAATACCAGAACCAGCGTATTGACCAACT